GCTGATATCCGTGAGGATGCTCTTGAGAAGGTCGTTATCTTCTCCGCCATGGAAAAGGCTGGAGACCGTGTTCAGGATTGAAGAGACCGTTTCATGAGCTGCCGGGGCAGGGTGCCCATGTCGGCCCAATAGCATTCTAATGTCTTCAGCATGTGCACGTCGCATGCTGAGATCCTGCCGCATCTGGTTGCATAGGGTTTCATAACGCGCGCAACCAGGGAGTTCGGAAAGAACAGTTTCAATTGTTTTGGTTTCAATGGACAGGTGATCCTGCAGCCGCTCCAGATAAATATCCACTACGGATTTTTCTGCGGACTTAGTTTTGCTGGCCATGAGAGTCCTCTAACGTCGTGACGACGGGGTTTTGTCCTATATCTGTGCAGGACAAGGGGTCTGTCAACGGCGGGCAAGAGGTTGTTTGTTGCCCATAAAAAAATCCCCATGCCAGAGAACTGACATGGGGATTGGAATTCGCTGCTTTCTGAAAGATCAGAAGCCAGCGCTGACGCTTGCAATCGCTGCGAATGGAGCCGCGATGGCATAGGTTGGTGTTGAGCCACTGACCGTCTTGCCGAAGATACCGGTCTGCTGTGTTGCGTTAGTCTGGATACCCTTCACGAAGCCCAGATAAGCTTTATCCGTCAGGTTAGAGAAGTTGATGCGGACGTTAGGCGCCTGAAGGAAGCCAAGATTACCGAAGCGGTAGCCAATGTTTGCGTTCATCAGAACATAGCCCGGAATGGACTGGTCGTTCATGAACGTGGAGTACTGGCGGGATACATACTTCAGGTTGTAGCCGCCGAAGAGATGACCGTCGTCGTAGTCAAGGTTGAAGCCGACCTGGAACTTTGGCGTTTCCGGTGCGAACTTGCCCTTGGTGCGCAGATAGTCAATGCCGGAGCCGCTGCCAGCCTGAAGGTTACTGCCAAGGCGAGCATCAACATACTCGAAGGATACATACGGACGGAAGTAGCGGAAAATCGGACGGGTACCGATTTCAGCATCTACACCGTTTGTCGTTTGACCGCCTGCATTGATGTTGGTGGAGAAGTAATTGGTGCAGGCGTCGTCCATGCACTGGCTGGAAGACATCAGGCGGTTTGTAAAGTCGTAATGGAAGTAGGTGATCGATCCCATGATCGTCTTGCCGGTGTAACGGTAGCCCACTTCTTCAGAAATCGAAATTTCCGGATTCTGGTTCAGGTTTGCATGTGTTGCATAGCCAGAACCTTTGTAATACGCGCCAGCATCGTACAGCGAGTAGTTTGTCGGCATACGGAAGTTGGTCGCACCGGAGACAAAGATCTGGTTTTCCGGATTGATCTGATAACGGATCGCAACAGTTGGAAGCGGCTCTTGGTAAGTTTTGCTCGTGTTACGTCCAGTAGATGTGTCTGGCAGCATGTTCGTGCCGCTTCGCAGGACGATGGCGTATTTGAAGCCTGCGTCGATGGTCAGTTTGTTGTTCAGTGAAGGGGGACAGACGGTATGGGAGAACTAGGAAGTGGGATGTCCCGGGACGTTGCGGGATCTGACGGGATATAAAACGGGAGTTTCTTCCGCTTCGCGAGCTGTCCGACCGCTTCTAAGGTTCTTGAGGTAGGCTTGTCTCTGGCAACCACCCTTTAGGTGACGGAGACAAAGAATATGGAACCAAGCGTAAAATTTAATGGCTATGGGTGAACACCGTTTTAATCCCTCTTAAACGGTGTTCAAAAAGGCCACTTCTTAGTCGCCGCCAGCATTCTCTTCGTCTTTATCGCGCCTGGGATCAAAATCTATCTCAGGAACGGGGACGAGTTTCGCATGGTGTGAGGCGATCGTTTTTTTTATCGCGTGAGCACGGGCGATAATGCCAGCGTCACTTACTTTTCCTGTCTCTCGACAAATCATAATAGTAGTATTTGCATCAGTATCTCTTAAATATTCTGATCCAGATGCCATAATCACTAGACGCCAAGCGCAAGCCTGAATGAAATTCTGACGGATTCCATCACTTATATGCTGGCTCATATCGGTAGCTATATTGGATTGAGCTAAGAAGTCCCCAGCGTAAGCGTTGACGTATTCCTGTTCAAATCGGGCTTGATCATCATAGCAATCTTGAAGTTCGTCTCCTGATGTCAGGCAGGCTGTCAGATATTCTTGCGCCTCTTCCATAAATTTTTTGTTAGGACCCGGCGGGATTACTGGGAAGTGATTTTTGACCGGAGTATGCCAAGCGGGCGGAAGTGTTACCTCGGGCGGCGTTGCTGCTCCGTCATTTGCTTGTGACCGTTGAAGCGCTTGTTCAGTCTTAGGCGCAGTTTGATCAGGAGAAAGGACGGCTCCGACAACGAATATTAGTGCAAACGCTCCCACTGTGCCGAGGAGAACGGCTAAAAAAGCTCTTCTCACTTAAAGTGATCCTATCGTGCCAGTTTTCCATAGGACGCGGCCCATGACCTGCACTGGGGAGCCACCTGCTTCGAAGAGAGCTCTGGCGCGGTTTGCGTCTATGGTTTCTGAGGGATAACGGGGGTTGTCGCTGCTGACTATCAAGTCTCCCATGATTGACCAGGTCAGACGTTTGACCATGAAGTCATGGTCGCGACGTAAGACATACACACAGCCAGGGATGACGTCCGTGTCCTGGGTATCAACGAAGATGATGTCGTTATCGTAGAGTGTTGGCTGCATACTGTCGCCACGAACGGTTACACCTACTAAATGGTTGAGCCGGGATAATACATGTGGTGGCAGCGCGCTGCGGATTAGGTCTATGGACGCATATTCTTCAATATTAGATGGCGTCATTCCATGGCCAGCAGAAGCTTCTACGTTCACAAGACGTACTGAAATACGATCTTCATCTGTATTCGATGCCACAGGCAACTTCGTTTTTTGACTTATGACCGCGTTATCATCGCCAAATAGTAGCCATCTGAGAGAAGTCTCGCACGCATCAGCTATTTTCAGCGCAACGCCAACCTTCCACTCTCCTCCATTCATGTAGGCACTAAGAGTGGACGCGGCGATCCCCGATAACGCTGCGACATGAGCGTTTCCACCGGCCGCCTCTACGCAGCTTTTCAATCGCCGAAAGCGAAAAGACTCTTCGGAGTTTTTTTCTCCATCTGCGAAATCGTCTTTTTCGATTTTCTGGTTAGATGAAGTCATTGAAAAGCCTATCTAAATCCGACTTATCAACAGAAAAGACGATTTTATGATCTGCGAAATCGTTTTTTCCGGTTGCTGCAAATCCGAAAAAGACTATTCTCACCGTCAATCCTATCGAGCAAACGGGACCGCGAAAGTTCCCGTGGATGGGGGTCAAGAAAAGGGGCGGCTGGCACCGCCCCGGTCGAGGAGAGTTATCATGGCACGAAAGCCAAAAGGAATGCACCCCGAGGAGATCGTGGCGCATTTCCGTATGAAGTACGGCAGCCTCAGTGCCTACGCAAAGAAAATCGGGAAGACCGTTCATGCTGTTTCGAACGCAATCCGCCAGCAGGGATACTCTCTGCCGATCCAGCGGGAAGTTGCGAAAGATCTGAACATGTTGCCGCATGACGTCTGGCCCGAATGGTTTCTGTACGACGGCACGCCCGTCTCCGTTCGTGCCACTCGAATTTCTATCGAGGATTCTGTGGCTGATCTTCGTAGAAACGGAGTGGCGGCATGAACGTCGAACAGATCAAGGTCTCAGATATTGAGGCATCGGATCGTCTGCGTGAGCTTGATCCAGACTATGTGGAATTTATCCGTCTTTCCATAGCTGACCATGGCCTGCGGCAGCCGATCGAAGTTCGGAAGGTTGGTCGCAAGTACCACTTGATTGCTGGCGGGCATCGTCTGGCCGCTGTGACGGCTCTGGAATGGGACACCATTCCTGGTGTCGTTCTCAAAGCAACCGAACTTGAAGCGCGGTTGCTGGAAATTGACGAAAACCTGTTTCGTCGTGAGTTGTCACCGCTGGATCGCGCCACGTTCCTTGCCAAGCGCAAAGAGGTTTACGAGGAACTGCACCCGGAGGCGAAGCACGGCGGCGATCGTAAATCAGATCAAGTGGACAAGCTTGGCCATTTGATCGCGTCGTTCTCAGAAGTCACGGCCGAGAAGCTAGGCTTATCTGAACGAACCGTGCGGCGTGCGGTGCACGTGTTCAGGGCAATTGCACCTGATGTACGGCAGAAGATTTCCACGCTCTGGATTGCGGATAGCGGATCGCAACTCGATACGCTGGCCAAGCAGACACCGGACATGCAGCGCAAAATTGCTGATTACATGGTGCAGTGGTCTTCGGTTCGCAATGTCGCTGAGATTGTTCGTCAGCTTGAGAACCGCCCGAAGCCACCTGCACCGGAGAAGCTGGAAAAGTTTTTGTCCTTCTGGCGCAAGTGCGATCCGGAAGAGCGTCAGCAGATCGTTGAATATGCTTCCGGGCAGATGCCGTCTGTGGCGTGCAATGCGGCCTGGTTGAAGGCTTCCGAGTTTGAGAAGCGGACGATTGTGGAGGACTTTGCGCCTCGTCTTCCGGGGTTTTCTGAGAAGGAGGCTGCGTGATGTCGGGATCTAAACGTCTGGATAAGACTGAGAGGCATCTCAAGCTGGCGCAGATCATGGGCGAGACGATCCGTCGGGAACGTCATCTGCTTCATTGGTCTCAGGAAAAGTTGGCGCATGAGGCCGAGATGACAACGGAATCTCTCGGGCGTGTTGAGCGCGGGGAAGCTGTCGTCACATATCCGAAGCTGCTGGACATTCTGTATGCGCTGGATCTTCCGGAATCGGCCTGTGTGGCGATTTTTCGTCAGGACGCAGATCTGCGGAGGACTGCGGCATGATCCGGTCTGGTGAGCAGCTTGATCTGCTGGCGTGGGCACCGCCTGAAACGGTTCTGTCTTTCGATCCGCAGTTGATCCGGGGGAATTCGTATTCCAGCCGGTTGTCTCGGGCGATTTCGGTTTCTTTGGATAGCTGCGGGTATTCGCGGGCGGAGATTGCCGAGCGCATGTCGCATCATATGGAGCGGCGGATCAGCCTGAATATTCTGAATGCGTACGCGTCTGTTGCTCGGGACACGCATGAGATTTCGGTGTCGCGGTTTAACGCGCTGGTGACAGCGACGGGGGATCGGAGGCTGGTGGAATTTGTGGCAGCCGATCACGGTTGGAGTGTCATCGACCGCCGTTACCTGCCGATGATCGAATTGGCGGCGGTTCAAGAACATAGGCGCGATCTGGCCAAGAAAGAAAGGGCTATTCGCGGTGCTGTTCGAGGGGGGCGTTGGTAATGGCCACTAAGCAAGTGATATTCGCGACCAGGGTATGGACCGATTTTGATGAAGCAGATTGTCTTCGGATGTTTCTTGCTGTTCCGAAACCGTGCCCGGTTGGTCCGCTTCGAGTGTGTCTTGATGAAGTGCACGGTATCGAAGCGGACTTCGAGAAAATCGTTACATTAGATGACGAAGTGCTGTTTCGATCCACGGGAATGCACCCTGCGCATGATCGACTGCCTGTTTTACCACTTCTTGTGCAGCAAGGCCGATCCCTTTTTGAGAAAGGGTGCTGAGTTTATGGACAAGATCTCGCTTTTTATCCTCGGGGGCATCACTCTCGTTCACTTTTCGCATCAGCAGGGCGCGAAGTTCATCTTCTGCAAGTTTGATCGTGATAATGCGCTTTTCCGCTGTCAGGCCGCCGTCCTTCGACAGCCAGTCGATGCCAGCGGTTGTGATGAGAATAGGAGCTCCGAATATCCACCCGCTTCCCCCATTCTGGCGACGCAAACAGTTTACGGTGCACAGACCGTGGTCGCGCAGATAGGCCACCCGATCCAAAAAATAAGGTTCCTCGATATCGTAAATACCGCCATCGCGTGGACTGGTGAGCATTTCCGGGCGGCCTTCCCACTCGGCGACGGCCGTGAGGATTTCGACGAGTTTTTCTCGTTTATGAATTTCTTCAATTATCGACATTCAGTTTCCTCCTTGGGTGTGTGTGCAAGATCCAATGGAGGGACGCTGGGGCGAGTCTGGCAAGGGCTCGCCCCAGCGACAGCTTTCGGGAGGCACGCATGAGTGTTTCTCACACTTGGTATTCCGCCTCCCAGCTTGCAGCGATGGCACTGCCTGGAATGCCTGGAACGGCACGGGGTGTGCAGATCCGGGCGGAGAGCGAGAACTGGCTGGCTCCGGAGCTTGAGGGGCAAACGTGGCGTCGGCGTCAGGGGCGCGGTGGAGGCTTTGAGTTTACGCCGTATGCCTTGCCCCTTTCCGCCCGCGTCAAACTCGCTGTGGCGAGCGCACCAGCGCAGGCTGAGACGTTCGTGCAGAAGCGTGAACGCGAGGATCTTTGGCGGCGCTATGAAGGCATGCCGGAAGCGCTGCGGCGCAAGGCGCAGAAGGCGCTTGAGGTGATTAACGCTGTTGAGACGCTGGTGGCCAGTGGCACACGCAAAACCCATGCCGTGATGATGGTGGCGCATGAGACGGGCGTTGGGAAAACCACGATCAACAACTGGTATCGTGACCTTCGGGGGCTGAACCGGTGTGATTGGCTTCCAGCGCTGGCTCCGCATTGGGGTGGCGGTGGCAATGCGGCGGAATGCACGCCGGAAGCTTGGGAGATGCTGAAATCTGACTGGCTTCGGGTGGAACAGCCAAATTTTACGGACTGTTATCGTCGCGTGCAGGCTGCTGCGGCGGAGCATGGCTGGAAGGTCCCGTCTGCCAAGACGTTGCTGCGCCGGTTACAGGCCTTCCCGCCCGAACTGGTGGTGCTGGCGCGCGAAGGCGTGGACGCGCTGAAGCGGCTCTATCCGGCGCAACAGCGTCGTCGGGATGTGTTCCATGCCCTTCAGGCGGTGAATGCGGACGGTCATCGGTGGGACGTGTTCGTGAAGTGGGAAGATGGCACGATCGGACGTCCGGTGATGGTTGGTTTTCAGGATCTGTTTTCGGGCATGATTTTGTCCTGGCGGATCGACAAGTCGGAGAACGCCGAGACGGTGCGTCTGGCGTTTGGCGACATGGTCGAGACGTATGGCATTCCGAAGATGTGTTACCTGGATAACGGCCGGAACTTTGCGTCCAAGTGGATGACGGGCGGTATTCCGAACCGGTTCCGCTTCAAGGTGAAGGAAGACGAGCCGGTGGGCATCATGACGCAGCTTGGCGTCGAGGTGCATTGGACCACGCCTTACTCCGGCCAGTCCAAACCGATCGAGCGCGCCTGGCGCGATCTGGCGCAGGGTGCGGCCAAACATCCGAAGTTTGCCGGTGCGTGGACGGGTAATAACCCGATGGCCAAACCGGAGAACTATGCCTCCAAGGCTGTGCCGATTGAGGTGTTTGTGGAGACCATCGCGGCGGAGATCCGGGAGCATAATGCCCGCACGGGTCGCCGGTCTGCGGTGTGTGGGGGGAAGCTGTCTTTCATGGAGGCGTTCAAGGCGTCTTATGAAGCCAGCCCGATCGTTAAGGCGACAGCGGAACAGCGCCGTCTGTGGCTGATGGCGGCGGAGAGCATCAAGCCTAACCGCACCACGGGTGAAATCACGTTGGAAGGCAATCGCTTCTGGGCAGAGGAACTGATGGCGTTGCGTGGACAGCCCTGCGTGGTGCGGTTTGATCCGCAGGCGTTGCAGGAACCGCTGCATGTGTATCGGGCCGATGGGACGTTTGTTGTGTCCGCGCCTTGCATCGCGGCGGTGGGCTTCTCGGACAAGACGGCGGCGCAGGATCATGGCCGTGCGCGGCGTAAATTCGTCAAGGCTACGAAGGAACAGCTTGAGGCTACGAAGACGCTGTCTCTCAAGGAGCTGGCTGCTCTTTCTGCACCGATGCTGGAAGACGATCCGGAGCCACTGGACGCGAAGATCGTCACACCATTCCAGCCATCGCCGCGCTTTCATGGGAATGCTGCCCTGGCACCGGAGCCGATGCGCTTTGAAGACGACGATGAAGACCAGGACGCGATCGAGGCTGCGAAGATTTTGAGTTTTATTCGCGGATAGATCAGGCCGGAAGTTGAGATCCGGTTGAACAAGTAAAACACGACTTAGAGGTCAATAAATCATGACTGAGACGGTTATTAACGACGCCCCGGTGGGCGGCGAACAGGAGAGCTTTATCCCTTCGGAGGTGGCTGTTCGCTTCAAGGCGCATATGGATGCGGAAGGACTGACACTGAACCAGGCGGCGCAGGTCAGTGGTATTCCGAAGGGCACGCTGGGGCTCTGGCTGCACGGTAAGTATCCGGGCCGCAATGATCTCCAGGATGAAAAAGCAGAAAAGTATCTGGAGAGCCTGCGGACGCGGACACAGGTTCGCAACCTCATGCCACGAGATCCGGCCTTTATTGAGACGCCAAGTGCTCTGACGTTTCGCATGGTGTTCGAGTATGCGCAGACGGGGCCAGACATTGGCCTGATCACGGGGAATGCCGGTGTCGGCAAGACGATGTCTGCCGAAGCCTACCGGAAGGACACGCCTAATGTCTGGCTGATGACGGCCGACAGCTCCATGCGTAGCCCCACGGCTGTTCTGCGTGAGCTGACAGAGCTGGTGGATGCTGCGGAGAAGCGTGGTCCTCGCATGATGGCAGCGTTGATCCGTAGGGTTCAGGGCACGCATGGGCTGATCATCGTTGATGAAGCCCAGCATCTCCAGACGGAAGCAATCGACCTTCTGCGGACGATCAATGACCGGGCAAGAATTGGTCTGGTGTTCATGGGAAATGAGCCTCTGAAGGGGCGAATTGAGGGCATGAGCCGCGACACGTCTCATGCACAGATCTTTTCCCGTATCGGTATGCGCAAGAACCGAAAACAGCCTCAGGTGAAGGACACACGGGCCATTTTCGATGCCTGGGGCATTGCGGATTCCAAGCTGTTTGATCTGTGCCGGTGGATTGCCGGGCAGCCGGGTGGGCTGCGGTCCATGAATAAGACTTTGCGTTACGCCACTATGCTGGCTGCGACGGATGAGCGGACACAGATTACCGAGCGCGACATTCAGACCGCTTGGGGACAACTGACGAACGGTGAACTCCCCTCCTACGCAGGGAGGGAGTGAGCGTCATGGCACGCAAACCGAACAACGTGTCCCAGGATGAGGCCGTCAAGGCGAAGACAGATGAGGACATTCACGAGGCGTTTCTTCAGATCACCGACAAGCGGAACGTAACGGCCAGCATCGCGCCGGAAAGCCGTCATGTCATTCGCGATTTTCTGCGGTCCGTGGATGGGAATTTGCGGGTGTTTGAAGTGCTGTCCGCTCTTGAGGAGGCTTTCTCGTGAATGTGGTGACAGTAGCCCCGCGCCTGGAGCGCGCGGGGAAGACACCGAGCCAGAAGGCTATTCTCTGGCTTCTCCGGGAACATGGGCGTGTAAGGCATGAGCGTGGGTCACGGGAATTCCGGTGGCGCATGGTGGACGGTGTTGTGACCGTCATGCCGGAACCGGGGCCGTGGGAATTCCTGCTGTCCTGTGGTGCCACCGTGGTTGATGCGGATGGCTTTGCGACACTGACGCAGGCTGGACGGACAATTTGTGCCGGGTATCGCATTGAGCCGGGGATTGTGACGTCTGGTCGGATGCCGGACCAGGTGACGTGGCTGACGGATGAGCAGATGGAACGCGTTGCTCCGTGCTTTCCTCTGTCGCACGGCAAGCCGCGTCTGGATGATCGGGCCGTGCTGAGTGCGATTGTGCATGTGCTGCTGCATAGACTGCGCTGGAGCGATGTCCCGGCAGAGTATGGTGTTCCTTACCGCCGACTGCGGAACCGATTGATCCATTGGGCACACCTTGGGGTGATGGATCAGGTTCTGGCGCAGCTGATGGAACGCCGCGACGGCATCCTGCGGTTGGTTCTGAGTGAACGGCAGATCCTGTCTCACCCGACTGGTGCGCTTCTGGCATCGCGTGGACTGTTTCCGATCATGGTTCCGGTTGAGGAGGACATGCCATGTGCGGCGTGAAATCCCTCCGCCAGCTTGGGGTGGAGCTGGCCGTGCGGCACGGGACAACTGCTGAGTACGCGCAGCGGGTTATCGCGATCTATTTCCGGGGACTGAGTGAACTGAGGACCTTGGGGTGGTGCAAGCGAGTTCGTGCGCTGAACCCGATTAAAAACCCGTCGAAGGGGCAGAGCATCATTGTGGATGCTGTCGCCTACTACCCTGAAAATCTGACTGTGGGCGACGTGCTTGCCCTGAAGGACGTGTCATGAACGCTGTTGTCCTGCTTCGGGAAGCGGCTTCCCAGACGATGAATTTCGATATGAACCGGCTGCCGCTGGTTCAGTCTGCCCTGGTCAATCTCTTCACCCGTTGTGCGGATGGGCTGACGGTTGAGCAGTGTCTGGACGGCATGAGCCGGGTGGGTCCGGACGCAGTTATGGATGCGGTGATGTGCCGCATTGCGCTGCGGTTTCTGGCGCGCATGCCGCATGACCGTCTGGTGCGTGAGGTTTACGACGAGCTTGCACAGGACCTGGACGGTGCGGCTGTCACGGAAGCTGCACGGATTTATGACCCTCTTTCGACGAAACTGCGGCGCGAAGCCGAGGCCATGCGGGGCTTGGGCTTTGTTGCGATCACCCGGACGCAGGGTGAGGACTTTGCCCGTGATCTGGAGGAAAGCGCGCTCCAGGCGCTTCGCCTGGAACAGCGGTGCGCAGCGCTGGAGGCACAGGTCCGGATGATGGTGAATCCGGAGCCTGCGGCTGTTGTGGTCGGAATGGATTTTGCCAGGTGTGCGGATTTCGACGCCACGGCCGTTTTCGGGAAAGGAGCGCGGGCATGAGTACCACGGTAATGCTCACGCCTTTGCTTATCGACAGCACTGTGCGTGCCCTGAGAGCGGACTTGGAAACCCATCTGGCGAAAGCTGGTCCGGTGTCGATCTCCGGGGAAGTCCAACTGTGTCGCGAGATGCTGAAGCGGGTCTCCCATCGGGGTGATGGCGTGCTGTCTCCCGAGAACGAAACCCGGATGTGGGGATTGGCCCTGTCCGCGGTTGTTGCCGTGATGATCGGGCAAGCCGTCCACGGGATCGGCATTTCAAAATCAGACGTGAATTGAGGGTGGCATGATCAACAAAGAACTGTCTTTGGCTGAAGGCCGTATTCTTCGCTCCTGGTGTGGGGCCGAGCGTCGGGCGGATCGTTTGAAGCCTCGGGAGCTACTGGCCAGTGATCTCGCAGAGGAAATGATTGCGCTTGCGGTTGCCGAACAGGAGCGCATCCGAGCGTGGAAAGAACAGCGTTATGCCGACATTGATGCACTGCTGGATCTGATCCTTCAGGATTATGGGCTGCGGCTTGGTGGTTCGCGCGGAGGCAACACGTTTGAGAACCACGACCACACGCGGAAGGTGACGATCACGGTTGCCGATCAGAAGTCGGTCAATCAGGCGATCGTGGCTGCCCAGGCGCTGCTCAACCAGATCCTGGACGACATGATGGGGACCGTATCGGCGGATGTGCGGAAAATGGTCAACAGCGCTTTCTCACGCCATCCGAGCAGTGGCCGGATCTCGACCGAACGCATTCTGGCGCTGAAGCGGCAGGACTTTGATCACCCGTTGTGGCCGGACGCCCGCAAGGCCCTGTCCGACGCGGTGGAGGTGATCGGGAGCCGGACTTACTTGCGGTTTTACATGCGCGAGACCAGCAAAGAAGGCTGGAAAAACATCGACCTTAATTTCTCTTCGCTGTGAAAGAGCCGAAATCATGATCCATTATTTTCTTATTGCCGTTCTTGCTGGCCCGCAGATGCTTCCGATTCCTCGGATGGTTCAGGGAAGCACGTTCTTGCCTGCTCCGGTCGGACAAAACCTTGTCGCGCTTCACCCTCAATTCCGGCCTGTGACGCAGGTTCTTTTGTCGGGTGGTCGGCTGTCGTTTGAGAGCCAGCAGGCGTGCCAGGCATTTGCCGATAACGAACTTAAAACTTCGGGCGGCGTGCGCGTGCTCTGCCAGCCTGAAGACAAGCCGTGAGGGATAACGCGGTGAACATTCTCGCTATTGTCGGGATTGGCTGGTTGGTCGCCAGTCCATTTGTGGCCCTGATCTGGGGGTATGTGTGCGCCGCTGGTTTGGGCAGCACGGAGGCTGATCATGGCTGATCGGAGTTTTAAGATTGAGGTGGCGCAGATTGTGTCCGTGAAGCTCCGGACGGAGGCATTTACGGAACAGTTTATGGGAGAGTACCGGGCCAGTTTTTCTCCGTTTTTCGAGTTGGTGGAGCATGCCGAACATATTGCGCAGTTGGTTGGGCGCGGTGTGATGGATGAGGTCACGCGTCATACGGGGGGCAAGCAGTTCATTGAGGGTTATGGACCGATTGGGGCGTTCGTTTCCGAGGCGACGATCACTGAGACGACGGTTGATGAGGTGGTGTCGTGAGCGGGCGCGTGCTGAAGAAGATCACGGTAAGGCTCGGAAAAGCGGATGCGCAGGCGTATCTTCGGAGCCAAAAAACTTTGGCGGCACAGCTTCGGGAAGAGAACGACACTCTTCGAGCAGTGCTAAAAAAAGCTGAATATGCCTCTCGCAAAGATAGCCTGACGATTACGGAACGGCTGGAAAGTGTTCGTGCTGTGTTGAGCGCTGCCCTCACACGCGAGGGAGAAGCACAATAATGGCGGACAATAAGGCACCTCTTTACTGCTCGTTTTGCGGTAAATCGCAATTTGAAGTTGCGACACTTGTCGCAGGTCCAAAAGTCTTCATCTGCAACGAATGCGTGGAGCTTTGCACCGACATCTGTGAGGGAGGAGAGGTTTACCGAATTGCCGAACGCATAAGCCGATTTCTCTTTTATATTCGTCGCGCATATCGCCTGCTGAGAGGCCTGCCTACTGTGTCAGGAGCGAAGACTAATGGCCGATAATCGCAAGGGGCTTTATGCAAAGCTGCGCATTGCACAGAAGCAACTGGGCTTAGATGAGGACGCGTATCGGGACCGGCTGGAACGGGAGACGGGAAAGCGGTCTGCGAAGGACATGACCATTTCGGAAATGGAGCAGGTTCTGGCGGGGTTCAAGCGGGACGGATTTCGTTCCGCGCCTCCCAGGGGTGGCAAGCCCGGATCTGCCCGGCCGGAGGTTCGGAAAGTGTTTGCGCTGTGGAAGAAGTTAGCTCCTTCCCTGCGATCCGGTGGCTCTCGGGAGAGTCTGCGGGCTTTTGTGAAGCGCATGGTTGGTGTGGACGATCCTAATTTCCTGTCAGGTGCGCAGGCTGGTGTTGTGATCGAGGCGCTGAAGGACTGGGGGAAGCGGGTTCATGGATGAGCATATGATCACGGAAGCTGATGAACTCCTGGACTGCACGACTTCCGAGTTCAGGAGGCGCACGGCACAGAATTTTCGCAACCGTCTGGAAAAAATGGGGACGTTTGATTTTCGCACAGAGAAGCAAGGCAAGAAGAAGCTTCAGGACTTGATTGACGAGATGCTTTTGGAGGCGGCCAAGCAATGGGGGCAACAAAACAGAGCAAAGGTTTATATGCTGCTTGGTAGCTTCCAGTTCCGGATTGACGGGTGTGTGGATCGGCTCATTGAAGTCGGTGGGTGCGAGCGTCTGAAAAATGGAGCAAAGGCGAAATGACAGACGTTACAAGAGAAGAGATCGAGCGGCTGATTGACCTTGAAAGGTCACTGATTGAACTGCATTCAAAAGTCGCGAAAGCCATCGTTAATGGTGGTTTGCAAGACGATACAAACCTACATCTTGTACAGCACCGGCTTGGTCATGTGCTGCATCGCGTGGGGGTTATGGAAAACGCAGGAGATTTATCAAAAGAGAAAATCGAAGACTATCAGCAAATGTGGAAGGAATGGTCTGAGCTTTGAACGTGGAAATTTATTAGGAAAAGAGCCCCTTCATTGGGGCTCTTTTTTTGTCTGCATGATTATTTCCGACGTGGTACACTTCCACTTGCGGAGCGCGGAAATCAGGGAAATTCGGACAATGAGTGTGGAACCACCTTCCACCATTAAATGGCTTGTGAACGCTGTTGGCGAAGAGGTTGCTCTGGCGTTTGTGGAGAGCATGGGGGGACGGCGTGTGTGGGTTCCGCGCAAGTGGATTGGCTCCAATTTTGCAGAGTACCACGGAGAAGAAATTGCTGCCGTGATGAGCGCGCAATATGGCGGTGAGCACTATGACGTTCCGCTTTGCCGGGAGTGGCGTGCGATGATGCTGTATTGCCAGGGCATTCCGTTGAGCGATATTGCGTTTCGGGTTGGGTGTTCGCGCTCTGCCGTCATCCGCATTCTTGGTGGCAGAACGCGGAAGATTGTTGCCAAACGGGAGCAGTCCCAGCAGGATATCCGTCAGTTCGCATTGTTCGGCTGACTTACGGGGTGCAGCTGCACCCGTGATAGAGGAAACATCCTCCCCGTATTCTGCCGGGTATGCAGACGAACTTCGACATTGCCGCTCAGTTCACCTCCTCACGCGAGGGACGATATCAGTGCATTCGGACTGATGCCGGAAACTGGACGCTTGGCCAGATTGGTCAAGGTAATCTGGTGGGAACCATGCGCGGCATCAGTGCCCCTGTCATGGTCCAATGGCTGGGCAATCCGGCCATGGTCACAAGCTCTGTCATGAAGTCGATTGGCGACGATACGTTCAAGGCTATCTCCCGTGCTCTCTTTTGGCGCGCGATTAACGGAGACCAGCTTCCGGCCGGTCTGGATCTGCTGCTGTTTGATTTCGCTTTCAATAGTGGTGTGGCGCGGGCAGCCAAACAGTTGCAGCGTATTCTACGCCTGGAGCAGATCGACGGTGACATTGGCGAGGACACGCTTGAGGCGGTTCTGCATGCACCAGTTTCGGATATTCTCCTGGCCGTTTCTGATACGTACGTTCGTCGGCTTCAAGATGATCTGGGCGTGACGTCTGACGGGATTGTTGGTCCTGGCACGTTGAAGGCGATCAAGGCTCAGGATGCTCGCCTGCGGGCTCTGATTTACGCCTGTGCCAGCCAGCAGGAAGCGGCTTACCGCTCATTTAAAGGATTTACGCAGTTTGGCCGAGGTTGGCTCGGGCGACTGGATCAGCGTGTTGAGGCTGCGGTGTTGCTTCTAACATCTGTGCCCGCGCTGACGTGACGGTTTTGGCCGTGCTGCGGGCGCGCACCGGCCGGTTAACGTACCTGCGCGAGCACGCGGCGCACTCATGGAGGCCGATATGGCATTCAAGTTCAATGCAAGCACGCTGACGTCTGTTCTAGCGCTTGCCACTCCCTACGTCACAGGTCTGGTGGCCAATAAGGGCGCGGCCTATCAGAAGATTGCCAATCAGGCTGTACGTTCCGCTGTGACAGCATCGGACAACGGCGTGGATAAGCTGGTGTCTTCGTTCACGAAGTTCGAGGAAGAAAACCCGCTGGTTCAGACCGCCGTCACCGAGTTTACAACGCTTGCTAAGGCGGCTGGCTTTAATGTGCCGACGATTGATGCGGTTCAGAGCCATATCAAGAGCGCCATTTATGATCTGGCGACCGCCCTTGTGCCCGCTGATCAGCTGACGGCGACCACGACCGCACCGTCTGCTGCCAGCTGATGGTCGACGCGGCCCATGTGGCCGCGAGCGTGGTGTTGCCTTGGCCGGTGATGATCGTTGCCCTGATATTTGGGTTGGTCGTCACCGTCTGGGCGGTGGTTGCGCTGCTGCGGCATCCGACGTTTGAGCGGCGCATCGCCAGCCTGGAGCAGAGTCACGCTGCGAATGAAGAGCGCGACCGGCATATGTCGCAGATGCTCCAGAAAATTTCCAACGATCAGGAGCAGTCGAACCGGCTTCTGCACGTCATTGTTGAAGGGCATCTGAGAAAGCCATGAGACGCGCTTTATTTGAGGTTTTACTCATTGCGCTTGGGTTTGTTGCAGGCGCGTTTCTCGGGATCACGGCTGATACTGTGTGCCCTCCATCCACCCATCTTTCTCGGGGAGAGCGGCTGTGAACGCTGTTCGTCAGGTCTTGGTTGAGGACCGTCGCTGGTATGTACTTGATGCGATTGCGCAGATGGCGGACCGACGTCTGAATGCAGATATCGTGTTGAAATGTATCCGGGCTATGGGGCGACCTGCCCAGGCGCAGGACATTCAGGACGATCTTGAGCATCTGGAACGCGAAGGTTGCGTCACCTTGGAACGCTATCCTCTGGCGCCCGGTCGGCCGCTCTGGGTTGCCACTCTGACTGTTGAGGGCTTGCAGACCCGTGATAACGAGCGCGCCGTTCCAGGCGTCGCCTCCCGGAGGCCGTTGTAAATCATGGCGCGGCCGTCCTCGGTTGACCGTCTGCCGGATCAGATACGCGAGCGCATCGGGCAGTTGCGTGACGCAGGGTTCACGATCGACGAAATCCTGTCCGCCCTGGCTGAACTGGAAGGTGTAGAGATCAGCCGCTCTGCCCTTGGCCGACATATTCAGGGGCTCGACAAGCTGGGCGTGCAGATGCGCCGCTCCCGGGACGTGGCAACCGCTCTGGTTGGCAAGCTGGGGACGGCAGAGGTCGGAAGGAACGCGCAGCTCAATATCGAACTGATGCACACGGTCATTCTCGACCTGTTCATGAAAGCGCAGGCCGGAGAGGAAGCCGAGCTTTCCAAGGGCGGCCAGGCTTTTGCCAAACGTGACCCTATGGGCATCCAGCTTGTAGCAAAGGCTCTGGAGCATCTTGCAAAGGCCAGCAAGACCGATGCCGAATATCGGGCTGAAGTGGAAAAGCAGGTTCGTGAAAAGCTGGCGGCCGAGGCCAAGGAAAACATCGGCAGGGTCGCGGCCAGCCAGGGCCTCTCCGCAGAGACGGCCAAGGCCATCATGGAAGGACTGATCACGACATGAGCGGTATCTTTCTGAAGTGCCAGGCGGAGTTCCTGCAATGCATGATGACCGAGCCGGTCACGGTCGAAGAGAAATCCCGACGGACGGGATTCTCCTGGACTGCGTCATTTGGGGCTGATCTTACGGCCGCCAAAGCCAAGAATGCCGGGGGCATGGACGTCTTCTATCTCGGGTACAATCTCGAAATGGCGCGCGAATTCATCGACTACTGCGCGGAGCATGCGGCTGTCATGGAAGCGGCCGCGTCGGAAGTTCATGAAAGCTTCTGGCACGATCCAGAAAACCCGGAGAAAGACACCAAGGTTTTCCGGATCGATTTTGCATCCGGGTTCAAGATCCTTGCTCTACCGTCCCGCCCGAGAGCGCTGCGAGGCATGCAGGGACTGGTCATTATCGACGAGGCCGCGTTCCATGATGACTTGGAAGAACTGCTGAAGGCTGCGATCGCGCTGCTGATGTGGGGCGGCCGAGTCGTGATCATCAGCACGCATGATGGCGACACCAATCCGTTCAACGTCCTCGTCCAGGCAATCCTGTCGGGGAAAAAGCCTTATAAGCTCCTGCGCACGACGCTTGATGATGCGCTCGACCACGGCCTTTACAAGAAGATGTGCATCCGTAAGGGCGAAGAGTGGTCCGCAGAAGCGCAGCAAAAATGGCGCGACGACCTGATTGCATTTTACGGCGCGGCAGCGGACGAAGAGCTGTTCTGTATCCCGAACCCGTCCACGGGCGCTTATATCCCTCTGGCGTTGATTGATGCCCGCAGTGAAAAGGATGTGCCTGTTAAACGGTGGGCCTGTGACGCCGCATTTACGTTGATGGCAGATCGACTTCGTGAAATGGACGCGCGGGCCTTCTGCGAGAGCGAGCTTGCGCCTGTTCTGGACGCGCTCGACCCGAAAGCCTCGCATGTTTTTGGTGAAGATTTTGGCCGGTCTGGGGACCTGACCGTGATCTGGGTTCTCCAGATCCGACCCAATACCGATCGGGCTACAGTCCTGGTCGTTGAGTTGCGCAACACGCCTTTCGAGCAGCAGAAGCAGATCCTGCATTATGTTCTGGACCGGCTGCCACGCTTTCGGGCGGGGAAGATGGATGGGCGTGGCAACGGCCAGTATCTCGCTGAGGTCACGGTGCAGCGGTACGGTTCCCGCGTTGAGGCCGTCATGCTGTCTGAGGGCTGGTATCGCGAAGAGATGCCGCCCATGAAGGCCGCGTTTGAAGATGCAACTCTGACGCTTCCGGCGGACCGGGAAATCCATGACGATATTCGCGCCCTGAAGCTGGTGCGAGGTATTGCGCGTGTGCCGGATCAGCGGAGCGAGGGTGGCACCGGCAAGAGGCACGGCGATGCTGCGATTGCGCTTGCCATGGCTTATGCGGCCAGTCGTTCCGATCCGGAAGAATATGACTTTGAACTCATAAAGTCCGTTCAGCAGATCGCCGATAACATACGCCCGGATGGCCGTTCTTCCATTGAGCAGGAAATTGCGCGTGAGCAGCTGGGCCGTAGTGACGGGAATATGGGCTTTCGGGGGATGGTGCTGTGACGAACAGCGTTCTTCTGGATCTGGCTTGTGTCGTCATTCTGGTGTTGTGCGCCATTCTGATCTGGGTGGCGCATCTGGCCTCTGAAGCGCGGGCGGAACGCGATGCGCAGAAGCGTCAGGTGGAAGCGCTTGAGGCGCAGAAATCCCAACTCGCTCTGTCCCAGGTGCAGGTGTCCACCGCACCGACGGATGATGCGCTGGGGCAGATCCTGAACCAGGCAAAATTCTGATGCGTATTTCTGTCTGGCTGCTGGTTGCTGTGGTTTTATCGGGTTGTGTGGCTGCTCCACAGCGTGTCTGTCCGTTGGTCGTGCCGTGGTCGGCTGACGATCAGAAGGCGCTGAAACGCGCTTTAGACGCGGATAAAGACCCTCTTATTCATCGGGCTGTTCAGGAAGACGCGGGATATCGCGCCTGGGCACGTGGCTGCCAGGGAGCGCACTGACATGGCCGGGAAGCTGATTGACCAGTACGGCAATCCCATTGAAACGAAGGTTCTGACGCAGGAGATTGCCGGGCCGGACTACGTTGGGCAGCGTCCGGCCATTCTGACCAATCCTCCGATTGGGTTGAACCCGGAGATCCTGGGCGATGCTCTACGGGCGGCGGATGCGGGTGACAGTCTGGCATGGCAGACGATTGCGGAAATCATTGAAGAAAAGGATGCTCATTACCAGGGCGTTCTGGGGACGCGGAAACGGTCTGTGGCGCAGTTGCCGATCACCGTTGATCCGGCAAGTGATGATCCGCAGCACAAGAAACACGCGGAATTCATTCAGGACTGGCTGCGTCTGGGGCTTCTGGAAAACTCCCTTCAAGACATTCTGGATGCCATTGGAAAGGGCTGGTCAGTTCACGAATTGACCTGGGATCTCCAGCCCGGTTGCAACCGGATTGCGGAGATGGAGTGGCGGCCGCAGCGCTGGTTTGAGCCGAGTTATCAGGACGGTGAAACCATTCTCATCCGGGATCTGAATGCCGAACCGGCTCCGGCCAGCGTGGCGGGTGCGCCTGTTCAGGCTGGTTTCAGGGCGATGCCAGCACATAAATTCGTGGTGCATCGCCACAAGTCCTGGTCTGGCCTGACGCTGCGATCGGGTCTGACACGAACGGTCGCGTTTTTGGTGATGTTCAAGCATTTCACGACACGGGACTGGGGCCTGTTTGTTCAGAGTTACGGGCTGCCGTTACGGATCGGCAAATTTGGCCCAGGCGCGTCTGAAGAACAGAAGCGTGTGCTGCGCCGTGCTGTGTTTGATCTCATGGGTGCGGCTGGGGCCATCATTCCGGACTCCATGCAGCTGGAGTTGATCGAGCCCAAGCATGGGGCTGGGTCGAATGACATTCATCAGCGCCGATGTGACTGGATTGATGCGCAGATCAGCAAGGTCGTTCTTGGGCAGACCGGCACCACGGACAGCAAGCAGGGTGCGCATGCTTCGGGTGCGATCCATAGGCTCGTGCAGGAGGATATTGAGCGAGCGGATGCACGTTTGGTTTCGGTGACTGTGAACAAGCAGATGGTTATGCCGATGATCGACATGACCTTTGGTGCACAGCCGATGGGCATGTATCCAAAAATCTCCATTGGTCGTCCGGATGAACCAACAATTGCGGATGTGACGAATGCGCTTCAGTGGCTTGGGCCACAGGGACTGACTGTTCCAGCAACCGAGGTGCGGCAGCGCCTTGGGTTCTCCGAGCCAGAGGATGGTGAGGACGTTGTTGGTGGTCGGGCTCCGACACCGCCAGTTACGCCAGCGCACACACTCCCCGCTGAGGTTCGACCCGCCAAGGAAGAGCCGCCGCAGGCCAGTGCTCCGACCCCACAGGATGAGGCTGAAGCCGGGACCAAGCAGACGCTGCATTCCCAGCTTGGGCAGGTTCTGATCCGGCATACGCGGGACAATGGGCCGGGGCTGGTGTCTGCGCTATCCGCCAGTGCGGCACGGGAGTGTGCAGAGGGGTTTGCGGCAATGTGCCGTCCTGCACAGGACGCCTATGAACAGGCGACGTCCCTTGAGGATTTCCGCGCCCGGCTTGAGGCCATGAAGCTGCCGCCTGAACAACTGGCCGATGCGATGGCCAATGCGATAATGGTGGCGGAGATGGCTGGTGAAGCCATGATCCTTGATCAGATGCGCACTGATGGCTGAGAGCATCCTTCAGGCTGTCAGGCTGCCGCCGAAAGACGCGCTGGCCTATTTCCGGCAGAAGGAAAACGTCTCGACAGATCACTGGACGGATGTCTGGCAGGAAGGTCATGCGAAGGGCTTTTCCGTTGCCGGGGCGTCTGCAAGAGACCTGCTGAAGGATCTGCGCAACGGCGTTGAAAAGGCCATGTCCGAGGGCATGACCATGCAGGAGTGGCGCAAGGAATTTCCGCAGATCGCGGATCGCTACGGTTGGCAGTACAACGGATCTCCGGGCTGGCGCGCGGATATCATTTACGACACGAACATGACCACGGCGCTGTCTGCGGGGCGTTATCGGCGGATGGTCACGCCGGAGGCTCTGGAGCTGTATCCCTTCTGGCGATACACGCACCACGCCTGCCTGCATCCCCGGCCGCAGCATGTTGCCTGGGATGGGCTGATCCTTCCGGCAGATGATCCGTGGTGGCAGACGCATTTTCCACCGAATGGCTGGCGTTGCCATTGTACGGTTGAGGTTGTGTCGCGAGCCAAACTCAAGCGGATGGGCTGGGAGGTCTCTGAAGCACCGCCGATCGAGACGCGGCCGTGGATCAATCCGCGCAACGGGACGGTGCATCAGGTTCCGGTCGGGATCGATCCGGGTTTTGCGTATAATCCGGGACGGGCCTGGAAGACGAATGAGGATATCCGTTCCGGGCGGCCGCAAAGCCGCTTCGTGGCGGAAGATGCCGGGCCAAGGCACGTACCGAACCGGCAGCCGATTGCGCCGCAGACAACGGGCCCCCACCCGGCCGCGCTTCCAGAGACAGCGCCGCATGTCCATGTTCCGGAACCTGCACAGCACCGGCCTTTGTCCGAGCCGGAACAGCGTCATACCGACATCAAGGGAATGCTGGATATCCTGCATTCACCGGACGGCACGCGGGAGCTGCCTGTGGGAACTGTGCCGTCTGACGTCCGCACGGCACTGGGGGCGAAATCTGATCGTGCCCTGTTCTCGACTGTGACGGCGCGAAAGCAACTGAAGAATCATGCAGACCTGACAGATGATGATTACAGACTGCTGCCGGAAATCCTGTCTGACCCTGCCGTCATTGCACATTCACGGGCCTTGCATCTGCTGCTGTTCCGTCGCCTGGGGAAACTCTATCGCGCAGTCGTTAAGGTGACGCAGGACGGACAGCATATCTATGTGCAGTCCTTCCACATCACGACCGTGACAGAGGCACGTCGCGCCATGAAGGGGCGCGAGGTGGTCAAAGGAACACTGGCAGATCTGGAAGAGGATGGTGACGCACCGGCCGGGCCTCACAGTAACCCGGCATAGCACTCCCCTCGAAACCGAGGGTGTTACGGCTGTGAGAATTACACCGTGTCACAGCACGTCACCGGGCGCAGTCTAGCGCGTTCAGAAAAGGATTTCCACAATGGCGTTGATGCAGGTTCGTGGCGACTGGGCACCGATGCGGGGCGCGCTGGAAAAGATCGCAGCGATTGGTCGGTCACCGCAGGCGACGCTCGAAGCGATTGCTTTGGAATTAGAGGACAATACGCGGCATCGGTTTACGACGAATATTGCCCCTGACGGGAGCCCGTGGGCGCCTCTTAATCCAGTGTATGCAGCAGATCGCAAGCCTCTCCCGATCCTTGTGCAGAGCGGGCAGCTTCGCCAGCAGCTCTCCACTGAAGTTCGAGGTCATACGATCATTGTTGGCAGCGCCATGCCCTATGGCGGCGTGCATCAGTTCGGCGCGACTATCATTCCCAGGACAAAAAAGAGCCTTGCCTTCAGCATGGGCGGAAAAATGGTGCATGCCAGAAAAGTGGTCATTCCAGCCCGGCCTTTCCTCGGCTTTGGCGCTGAGGACCGCGAGGCTGTCGTGGAGCAGCTGCATCTTGCCCTGGAACTGGCGATGCGGGCACGATAAGCATCCGTAGGGTGGTTATCGTGTTTTTGAACGCGTTTAAAACAGTTTAAGACGGGTCTGGAGCGCGTTTCAGACGTCTCCGGGGGGATTGGGCGTCCCAGACTGGCTCTGACGGCACACAGCGGTAAATTTCCGGGGTGCACTTGCGCCCCTGAAGAGAGATCTCTTTCCGCCCGATAGTGGCGGTAATGAACACCGCTGTCACCCTTCTTGATCTGGCACAGCCTACCAACGGAGCCAATGAGGTTCCGGAGTGGGTGCATCTCTGTCCGGCAGGGACATTCAAAGGCATCAAGGGTGATCGCCTGACGCTGGCTGATCCTGACGCGGTTATTCGCGCCTCCATGGCAGGCGGGAAGATCGTTCTCGACGAAAACCATTCGACGGATCTGGCAGCCCCGAAGGGCAAGCCCGCTCCGGCACGCGCATGGATCACGCGCATGGAAAGCCGTGCGGATGGTCTGTGGGGGTTTGCTGACTGGACGCCGACAGGGCGTGAGCTGATGACGGCGAAGGAATACCGGGCGATTTCCCCGGTGATCGAGAGCCGTGACGGTGTTGTCACACGAATACTGCGTGCTGCCCTCACAAATGCGCCGGATCTGACGCTGGTGACGCTGCACTCCCAAAATACTCCGGAGAAGACGATGGATATCGCAAAAGTCCGTAAGGCGTTGGGATTGCCCGACACCGCGACGGAAGAAGACGCGCTGGCCGCCATGACGGCGGGACGCACCTCTGTGACGCTGCACAGCAGCGTGGCGACCGTGCTTGGCGTGGATGCCAGTGCTGACAATGCCGCCGTCTTGGCAGCACTTCAGACCCGCCTGAAGGACAACAGCACGTCTGACGACCGTGTTGCGGAGCTGGAAGGTCAGATCAAGACGATCAAGGAACAGGCGTCCCGCGACAAGGTCTTGGCGCTCATGACGCAGGCTGCCTCTGAAGGCGCGGTCATTACCGACAAGCAGCGTGACAATCTGATCACCCTGCATTCGACGAACGCTGATCTTGCCGTGGACCTGATCAAGGATCTGCCGCGCACGAACCTGAACGGTACGAAGATCACGCGTCACTCTGCCGCAGGTGCCGGTTCCGAAACGCAGACCGGCCCGTCTGACGCTGCGCTGGCCCCGATGGCAGCCGCTTTTGGCGTCACTCTCGCAGACATCAAGAAGGAGACCGGTCGTGGCGCTTAATTCCGATCGTATCCTGGTCCGCGCTGACGGCCCACGTCTTCGCCCGTTCGGCCATTCCGTTGCTTCCGGTCAAACCGTGTTCCGGGGTTCGATTGCCATTGTCTTTTCAGACGGCACAATCGCACCGGCTGGAACGGCGACCCCCTCAGGTCTGACGGTTGCTCCCCAGGCTGCGGGCATCGCCACGCATTTCCAGAGCAATGTGGCCAACTCGCAGGTCATGAGTGGCCAGTATGGGCCTGCACCGGTTGAACTGGATCGCGGCACATACGCGCTGCCGTTCGATACGGCTCCGACCTGGGACAAGCTCGGTTCTCCGGTTTATGCCGTGGATGACGAGACCGTCTCCCTCACCGAAACCCCAAGCGGCGGCAGCGCCCGGACCCTGGTCGGCACATTTGCCGGGCTGGACGAGACCGGCACGCCCTTCGTGACACTCTGAGGAACTGATCCGTGGATATTAATGCGGGTAACATCAACGCCCTGACGGCGACGCTCAATCTGGCGTTCAACAAGCAGCTGGGGACCGGCCCAAGCCAGTACCAGCGTTTTTCCATGACAGTTCCGTCCGACGCTGGCGAGAACTTCTATCCGCGTCTGGCGGAACTGCCGGGTATCCGGAAGTGGGTCGGACCACGCGAAATCCACCAGCTCGAAGCTGGTAGCTACGTTATCCGGAACGAGACTTACGAAGAGACGATTTCCGTCAAGCGTGAGGATCTCGAAGACGACAAATACGGATTTCTGTCTTCGTTCGTAGCCCAGCTTGGGCAGGATGCGGCAGAAATGCCGGATCGCCTCTGCTTTGACGTGCTCCAGAATGGTCACGCGATCCAGGGTATCGACCGCCAGTACTTCTTCGATACGGACCACATCGCTGTCGGTGCGGATCGCAAGCAGTTCACGTACGCAAACCTTGCTGGTCCGGCATCCGGTGAAACGGCAGGTCCGGCCTGGTATCTGCTGTGCACCACGCGTGTCATCAAGCCGATCATCTATCAGCCGCGCCGTGCCTTCGAGATCACTGCCAAGACGCGTCTGACGGATGACAATGTTTTCCACGACAAGGAATTTCTGTGGGGAACGGACGGTCGCTGTGCTGCCGGTGTCGGCATGTGGCAGCTGGCTTACAAGAGCACGCGCCCGCTGAACGAAGAAACTTACGAAGCCGCCCGTTCGGCCATGTCCCAGCTCTGCCGTGCTGATGGGACGCCTTACGGGATTGTGCCTGATCTGATGGTCGTACCGAGCAATCTCGAAAAGGCCGGTCGCTATCTCCTGAAGAGCGAATACGCGCCGACGGTCGTCAATGGTGCTTCCGGAACGGCTGCGAACCCGTGGGTTGGTTCTGCCGACCTGATGGTGGCACCGCGTCTGTCGCAGACGGCGGGAGGCTAAGTCATGGACACGCGTGAAGGGAAAAAGATCATGGAAAAAGAACAGCCAGAAGACGCAAAGGCCGGAGCGCCTGCAAAGGGGAAGGCTCCGCCGAAGGTGCTTGGGCATGTCCTGACGAAGGGGCATTCCATCAAGCTCCATGCAGGTGACATCGTTATCACCTGCTCTGAACCGGGTTTCATGCGAGCCGGGATGCAGCACCCTCATATGAAGGTGCACCCTGAAGGCAGTCTGACGGAAGCGCAGCTGAAGCTGTTGCGGGCTGAGCCGAAGATCTCCGTGATCGAGATCGGCGACTGACATGGCTTACGCCACCGTCCAGGACATGATGCTGCGGTATTCCGAACAGGAGATCCTTGAGGTGACGACACCTCCTGGACAGGAATACGGGCAGATCGACCAGACGAAGGTTCAGGCGGCACTGAATGATGCCACCGATGAAATGGATGGCTATCTGCGCAGGCGTTATCAGACGCCTGTGCCGGTGGTCCCTGCCAAGATGGTGTCCGTTTGCTGTGCGCTGGCCCGCTTCAACCTGTGCGAGAGCGGATATGTGATCGCGGGGGAGAAAGTCACGGAGGCTCATAAAGCTGCGCTTGCGTGGCTACGCGGGGTCAGTGCGGGATCGATTGTCCTGGAAGGTGAGTTGCAGGCCAACACGAGCGAGACCTGGGCGGAATATCAGGGGCGACCAATCGCCTATCAAGGGAGGTTCGGCTGATGCTGAGTGACAACCAGTATCCCGAAACCCTGATCGACGGCGATGTTCTGGCGACCTGTTACAAGGCGATTTCCGCTGCATTGCAGACGGTGATGCCTGCCAACGGAAAATATCGGTATGTGCCGCTGACGCCACGGCCAAGCGATACGCAGTGGCGCGCATTTACTGGCAAGTTTCCGGTCGTGGGGATCGGCTGGCAGGGGTGGCAGTCCGCCAAGGCGGGCGGATCGACGTTTCGCGGGCCGCTTACATTTTCAGTTGCCATTCTGACGGAACACCGTCTGCCGGAGCATCTGTATCTGGGTGATGGCACCACAGCAGGTGCGTTTGGCGTGACCGCTGCGGCGATTGGGGTTCTGAACGGTCTGACGGTTCCGGGTGTCGGGACAGCGTTTGTCCACAACGCCTCCAGTGCCGAACTGGCGCAGTTTCTGTCTGATGGGCAGTCCAGTGTGCTGCTGACGGTTCAGTTCGACAACGTAGCGCTTGATATGGGGCGGATTACGCCGCAGCTCGATACACTCAAAACGCTGGCTCAGGAGTATGTGGCCAGTGCGGGAGAAACACCGTGACGACAGTTCTGGTTCGTCCTGCGGCGGGGCGGCTTGTGCTGTCTCCGGCCGGACAGGCGGTTCCTGAGAAATTCCTGATCAATCCGTCTGATCCGTACTGGGCGCGTGCGCTGCGAGACGGCGACGTGGAAGTGGCTGACCAGAGCGACAAGCCTGTCAGTGTGGTGGCCCCAGAAGGGAGCGCGAAAAGCAATGGTTGATTTTCAGCAGATCCCTGGGGATTGGGCTGTTCCCGGTTCCTACACCGAGATCCGGGATGTGCCCGATCCGAACGCACTGACCGGGATGCCTTTGCGGGCGGTTCTGGTGGGACAGGTCAGTGGGGGCGCGGCAGCGGTGAATACCGTTTACCGGAACGTCACGGCTGCGACGGCTCCGGGCCTGTTTGGTGTTGGCACGATCCTGACGCAGGCGGCCACCGCCTTCAGCAACGAACGTCCGGACGTGGCGCTCGACGTTGTGGGGGTGGCACCGGCTGTTGGCGGTGTTGCTGCGAAAGGCACCATCACGTTCACCGGGACGGCGACGTCTGCCGGAACTGGCGCTCTCATGATTGGCGGGGAGCGGTTCACGTTTGCTGTGGCCTCCGGAGCGTCTGCCTCGGATGCAGCGGCGGCACTGTTGGCCTCCCTGAATGCGCAGGCAGCGGGTTCGGCCGGGACTGTTCTGAAAACAGCCACTGGGCTGACAGCGACGGCCAGTGCTGGTGTGGTCACGCTGACGGCTGGAGAGACCGGGGACGCTTCTGGCGGATCTCTGGAAATTCGCCAGACGACGCGGTCTGCCGATCAGGTGCCTGGGCTGACGGTTGCAACGGCGGCAATGAGCGGTGGCGCGGGGTTGCCGGATATCACGCCAGCGCTCCAGGCTCTGGGAGAGACCTGGTACACGGATATCGTCCTGGCGGGTCACGACCAGGCGAACGTCTCTGCGGCCGTTCTGGAGGCGCGCCGTCGCAACAATGCGATGGTTGCGAAAGACGCGCGGGTGTGGGTTGGTTACACGGGGTCCCAGGGGCAGATTGCTGCGCTGGCGGCTCAGTTCTCCACAGCTGAAGAACTGGTTCTGATCGGCGCGACAGCACCCTACTGGTCGCCGTGGGTTCTGGCGGCGGTGTGTGCGGCTCAGGGTGCGCAATCGCTGAACAGTGATCCGTCCCGGCAGTTGCGGGGTATTGCTCTGAACGGGCTGTCGGGGCTTGGGCCATCAGCTGGAAACCAGTTCAGCCCGACACAACGCAATGTTCTGTTGGGAGCCGGGTGTACGACCCTTTCCATCGCTCGCGATGGAACGGTCACGTTTGAACGCGTTGTGACGGCCCGGCAAACTGATCCGACGACTGGCGTGGCCTCGGGTGTCTGGGACGTCATGCTCCCTGCGATTGGCGCGCGTGTCCGGTACGAGTGGAACAGTTACGTCACGGCCAACTATTACAATGCGAAGCTGGCTGATGACGGTTCGCCTCTTGCAAACAGTCCGGGGGTTGTGACGTGCCGCACGTTGAAAGCGTCCTGGGTGGCACAGTGCAAATTGTGGGAGTTGCAGGGCTGGGTCGACGATGTGGCGACACTCGGGCCGAAAGCGGTTTTCACGCGGGATGCAACTGACCGGAACCGGGTCAATTCGACGCTGCCGATCAAGCCAATGGGCAGCCTGATCGTTCTCGCGAACCTTCTCCAGATGCAGGTGTAATCAATGTCACAGACAATTGGCGTTATCGCGCTGTGGTGGCGTGGCAAGCAGTACGACACCCAGAAAGGGGTTCGTTTTCGGCTGTCGGGCCAGCAAAACAACGACGTGAATGCAGGACGTCGGACGCTGCGGAGCCAGCAGTACAATCCAGGCATGGTTCAGGCGACGGTTCTGATCACGCCAGACGTGTCTCTAACGGAGTTCGACCCTTCTCTTGGTGAGGGAGAACTTCAGCTTCAGGCGGACACTGGCCAGACCTGGACGATCTCGGATGCGTACGTGAAGACGCTGCCGGATGCGCAGGACAACGGACAGGCTCAGATCAACTGGACCTTCAACACCTATCAGGAACTCACATGAGCAAGCTTGCTGTTAAAACTGGTCCTTCCGTGGCCGCGGAACCTGTTCTGCCGCAACTGCCGAATGGTTGTTCCTGGCAGGCTGACGGCACTGTTCTGATGGTGCTGTCGCGTGTGGTCAATTTGGCTGGTTCAAATGCCCAGGGCGAAAACACGGTAACGGTGTCCGAGCTTGTTTTCCGTGATCTGGATGCCGGAGACATTATCGACAGTTCCAATCTGCCAAAGGCAGGCGGCCGCACGCTGTTTCTTCTGGGGGCATCCACGGGACATTCAGGACCGGCCGGTGAGAAGGTGCTGCGCAAATTGTCTGCCCGCGACTACATCCGTGCCACGAGCGTGATCAACGTTTTTACGGACGATGGCCCGAGGGCTGGAACGTCCTTCTAGCGGCGGTTGCGCATAACCTGAATTTTGGACGGCAGGATCTTCGGGCGCTGACGCCTGGAGAGCTGCGGTTCTGGGCCGGGTCCTGTTCTGAATATGCGGATCAGGTCCGCAGAGAGACGAGCGGGGAATAGTGTCCGGCACTTTGACAGCACAGTTCGAACTGACATTGCTCGACCAGCTGTCAGGACCAATCGAGCGCATCGAGCAGTTGGTTGGGCGTTTGACGTCCAGTCTGGATCGACTGGGGCAGAACGCCGCGTTTGACAGCGTTTGGGAGCCCGTTCCGCGTTGTGTTGAGCAGACGGACGTTCTGTCTGAGGCGCTGAACCGGGCGACGGGTTCTGCTGATATTCTGGGCGAAGGTCTGGGCGTTACGGCCACCGCCGCGACTGAGGCGGGATCAGCGCTGGAACGGACGGCCGTGGGTGCAACCGTTCTGGAGGAGAGCCTGGCTCGGACCCGCATTGGGACATCCGAGGCCGTCACAGGACTGGAGGCAGTTACGGCTGCGGCCGAACGCACGACGCGGGCTGTTGAGCAGGTTCCGCAGATTGGTGGCGGCAGACGGCGCGCTTCTGAAGACGAGGAAGAATCGGGCAGCCGACCCCGCTATGGGCGTCGTGTCGTGGATGCTGCCGGGCATTTTCATGAATCTGTGGAGCGCGGTGTCGGGCAGGCATTCGGGGCTGCGGCAATGGGGTTCGGTCTCATCGAGCCGATCCATATGTCAGCGGATTACCAGAACGCGGCCACGCATATTGGGATTACGCTGAAGAAGGAGGGGGCGGAGGATTACGCGTTCGCCCGAACGTGGCAGCGATATATCGACGAGCAGGCCCGTCTTTATGGCCAGAAGTCTGAAGACCTCATGGAATCCAGCTCGTTTTTGAGCATGGAGAACTATGACGAACGGAAAATGCGCGCTGTCGTGCCAACGATTGCCAAGATTTCCACGGCTTATAATGCCGATCCGGACTCTGTCGGTCGAACGGGATTTGCGCTGCAGCACAATCTGGGTCTGACGGACGGAGAACTGACGCGCGGGTTGGCGGATCTGGCGCAGGTGGGCAAGATTTCAGCACTCGACATGAAAGAACTGGCTCCTCTGTTTCCAGAGGTTGCGGCTCATGCCGGTGGTCTGGGAATGCATGGGCTGCGAGATGTAGCCGATATTGGTGCAATGCTAGCCATAGCACGCAAATCCGTGGGCCAGGCCGGATCGGCGACGGCCGACATGACGAACTTTATGCAGACCCTAACCTCGACGCACGGTATCCAGCGCATCGGGAAAATTCTGAATGTCGACTCCGTGCATCAGATCGTTACTGATGTCGCTAAGGGGCGTGATCCGCTTGAGCATTTCATCGACGAAATTGCGGCAATTAAAGACCCTGAAAAACGTCTGCGTGTCGTAACCGGGTTGTTTGCCAATCAACAGGATCAGAATTTCGCACGATCCCTCTCGACCAATATTCTCGACTATCACAAGTACCGGGACGAAATTCGCGGCACTGATCCAGCAATGATCAATGCGGATTACACCACCGCACGATCTAATTCCCAGCTCACACAGCTCAACACGTTTGAGGACAGCCTGACCCAGACTGGCCGTCATATCGGTACAGGGTTCGTGCCGACCTTGAATGTTTTAACAGAGGGCCTGCATGGTGTTTTGGACGTTTGGGATAAGCTGGATAAAGCCGCGCCTGGAGTGGATACCGCGCTTCTGACAGTAGCCGCCGGTGCTCTGGTTTTGACGGGTGGAATCGCTGCGCTCGGCGCTGTGAGCGGTCCGCTTGTCGCTGGGTTTGGTCTGGTGGGGGCAACGCTCGGTATTGTGACGGCAGGCAGTGTGGCCGCTGCGGCGAGCGTTGGGATCGCAGTTGTGGCCCTCGGCGTAGTGGCCTACGGCATCTATCGCAATTGGGATCATATCAAGGAGACGTTTGTCTCGTTCGAGCACTGGGTTTCGGGCTGGGGAGACCGGGTGAGCGGGGTTATTTCCGGCGCCTTCACGCATATTGACCCGAAACTCCCAGCCTCTCCGACGATACGGGGGCCGTTGCTCGTGCCCACCTCCGGGCCAGGATGGCATGGTTTGCCGTCACAGCAGCCGATGCAGTTGCATGTGACGCATGCACCTGGGCTGGCTGTCCATGCCGCGCCGCATCCGAGCGTACAAACAACAGTGCTGCCTTCGGGTGGTCGCATGATGAACAGGCCGTGACATGAGCGGATCTCTTTCGACATTTGGTCTGGGGTCTTCTGCGTCCCTGCTGTCGCAGATCCCTGGTGTGGGTTCGCTGGTTGGAAATGCCCTGTCTAGCCTGTTGGGAACGGCAGCACTGGGGGGCGTTATCTTTGACTGCCTGGACAGCCGGGAGGCGACTGGACGGCGGGTGCAGCGGTTCCTGTTTCCGGAGCGGCCGGTTGAGGATCAGTTGTTCCAGGACTTCGGAACGCTTGATGCGCCGCTGCACCTGACCGGATTTCTGTCCGGGGACGATTACGTCATCCGGGCGACGCGGATGCGGAAGGTTCTTCTGAAGAAAGGTCCGCAAACGCTGGTTCACCCGTGGTGGGGGCGTCTGCGGGTCCGGATTGTGGAGCCGGGCGAGATCTCGTTTTCGTCCAGCCAGATCCGGCTGGCGCGGTTTTCGGTCTCGGTGATCCGTGAGCCGGCTAAATCCGCTGCCGGTGGATTGCTGTCGCGGATTACGAACACGCTGAACAGTCTGCTGGAAACGGCGGACGATCTGGTGGATGAGGCCACGCTCGCAGTTCAGGGCGTTCTGGCGCCGTTGGCAATTCCTCTCGCGCTGGCCGGTGGCGTCAATTCCCTGGTCTCGCAGGCCAGTGGGATCTGGGACGGGCTGACGGCCAGCGCACCGCAACCGATCCAGGCAGCGGTGACAACGTCTCTTGCCACACTGTCTGCGGGTGTTTCGGTTCCTGCGGATAACAGCTCGACCGATTACGCCAACGCGGTCGTTGGTGCGTTCGCGGGTGTCCCGGTGGCGTTGGCCAACGCGGTGACAGATCCGGATCAGAGTGTTGTTGCACCGGCCCAGGCGGTCGTCGGGGATGAGGCTGACACGGTGGCTGCGACGACAATCGGGGCGCTGTTGCTGTCCGGAGCGGAGCAGCTGGCGACGTCCGCCACGACGCTGGCTGCTGTGTCAGGCGTGCCAGGACAGGTTCTGGGGGTGGCCGTAGCCGTGAGAGCCATCACCACGTCGCAGATTTTGGCGTGTTGGGGCGGTCTGGAGTTCGTGAGTGGCGCGGACGCGCTGGCCGCTCGCGACGTTTATCTGGCAGGTCTGGACGGGTTGATCTCGGATCTGGAGAGTGCTGCGTCTGCTGGCTGTGGTGTGTCGCTGAGTGGTTTGTGGTCTGCGGCGCGGGCGGCCCGGATTGCGCTGATTGCTGACTGTTCGGCGCAGGTGGGGCGGTTGCCGCGTGTGGTGTCTGTCTCTGTTCCGACGCAGCTGTCCGGCTGGACGCTGGCCTACGCGGTTGCCGGTGACGACGTTTCCCAGGTGCAGCCGGTTCTGGACGATCTGGTGACGCGGAACGGGATCTCGCATCCGGGGGCGGTTGGTCCAGGCACGGTGGAGGTTCTGGAGCAGTGAGCGACGTCGTAACAGCCCACGCCAGGAACTGGATTGTGCGGGTGAATGGCAAGGCCATTCATAACTGGACAACCTGCGAAGCGGGCATTGATCTGGCGGATTTGGCTGGTGTGTTCCGGTTCACCCTGGCTGAGAAAGTGCCGGAGGACAGCAGCTATAAGCCGACAGTCAAAATGCACGATGCGGTGGAAATCGAGATCCACAGCGTTGTCGTGTTGAAGGGATTTGTCGAGGGACTGAACCCTTCGGGATCTGATCGGGCGTTGTCTGTTGTGGTGTCCGGCCGGGACAAAACCGGGGATCTGGTGGATTGCACAGCCAATCCTGTTGGACCGGCCGAGTACCGGAAAATTTCGTTGGAAACCGTGATTGGTCATCTGGCCAATCCGTACGGGGTGACGGTGTCACGGCAGGTTGAAACCGGCGCGCCGTTTACACTGGTGGCTCTGGAACAGACGGATACGGTTCTGGGGGCTGTGGAGCGCCTGTCGCGACAGCGTGGCGTGCTGGTGACGTCTGATGGTCTGGGCAAGCTGTTGTTGACGCGGGCCGGAACGACACGGGTGCAGGACAAGCTGGTCTATCCGGGCGGGAATGTCATGGGGATGGAAGCCCAGATCACTCAACGGCATTCGGACGTGTATGTTAAGGGGCAGTTTAACAGCGTTTTAAGGGGCTCTAAATCGGCTTTGAACGTGGGTTCAGTTCCTGGGCAGACGACGCTGACCACCGGGCACCGCGCGAAAGAACTGGCCGCATCCTGCCGAATTGGCCATTGCGTCGATCCAGGTGTGGGGCGCTATCGGCCGATTGTGCATCTGGCGAAAACCCAGAGTGGCGCGTCTGCTGAGACACAGAACAGTGCCAATCCGACGCTGGACAGCGTGGCGCAGGGACAAGGAACGGCGGCCCCGGCCGGGAATGCGGCGTATCAGACCGGCACGCGGGCACCCAAACGCAAGCGCACGCGGGTGCGGCAGGCGGCTGATCCTTGGTCGCTGCAGGATCAGGCCGATTGGCGGTATCGCACGGCGCGGGCGCATTCGGAGGCGTTTGTTTACACGGTGCCAGGCGTGCTCGATGCGTCGGGGGCGCTGTGGCGACCGAACGCTCTCATCCCGGTTCAGGATTGGTATAACGGCCTGAACGGAGACATGCTGATCGGGGCTGTCACGTGGGTAAACACGGGACACGGCGAGGAAACGCGCATTTCCGTTGTACCGCCTGACGCCTACGATCTGAGTGGAGAGGCGGATACGCCACCGACGTCCGGACGTCGGAAAACAACCACCGGAACGAGCTGGGGGAAATCGTGAGTGATCCGCTGACAGAGCTGCACCACGCGATGCGAGGACAGCACGTTCGGGCCGTTGTCGAGGATCTGGACGATACCGGGCCGGAGCAGCTGCTGACGTTGCAGGCGCATTATGGGCAGGTACGTAGTCGGGTTCCGGTCTGGCATCCGTTCGGGTTCTCGTCGTCTGTTCCGTTGGACGGGGCGATCACGCATCTGGTCCAGGTGGGGTCCGATCCGTCTGACGTGATTGCGCTGCCACCTGCCAATCCGGCTGCGGCCCGGATGGGCGGCCTCAATGCAGGGGAAAGCTGTCAGTATGATTCCGCTGGTCAAAAGATTTATCTTCAGGACGGCAAGATCGTCCGGGTTGACGCGCATCAGGAACTGCTGGTTTCAATCGGAGGGCAGCCGGTTCTGGACGTAACCAAAGACGGTGTTGCGATCACCGGAAAGCTGACGGTCACGGAGACGATTGAAGCCGTAGGCGACGTGACTGGCGCGGGGATTTCCCTGTCCGAACATAAGCATGGCGGGGTTAAGGCTGGCTCGGACGAAACGGGCGCGCCTGAGTAACGGGGTGCAATCGCGCCCGTGAACGGCGACAGATCCTGCGGGCACGATGCCCCGCATGGACACGTCTGTTTTACAGTTTCTGAAGCGCAGTAAATCCGGGGGTACGTTCCCGGACCGTTATCGCGTTCCCGGCTCTGGCGAATAGTCGCGCCTATGCCGACGACGACGTTTTGCACAATGCAGATTGGGATCAATGCGCTGACTGGCGTCTGTGATCTGATGATCGT